GTTGTTTTTTTATTTGGGAAAAACTTTTAAGGAGAAAAAAATTATGGCAACAAATTTAACACGCGAAGATATGGAACGCATGATGAGTGCGAATCCAAGCATGAGAGAACCGGAAGAAGAGATAAAGGAGAAAGTCTATCCAAATACAGCGAAAGAGCGCGTAGAGCAAGAGTTAGACGAGTTACACGAAAAGATACTTAAATTGACTTGCTTTCTATACGGCAGAAAGATACCGGAACGCGTTGTAACGCCTGAAATGCGAGAGCTTATGAAACAACAGCTCAAACATATGCAAGCATATGCCGGAACGCTTCAAGACCGGTTAATCATATGGGATTTGTACAAAAACGAACATAAGGAGTGAGATTATGTCTAAAAAGAAAAATTCAGAGCCGAAGGAGCGGTACAGAGCCGAATGGTTAGGACAACCGCTAACCGCCGAGGAAGCGCGAGCAAAAGGCAAGGCGGGCGGCATTAAGTCGGGACAGGTTCGTAAAGAGAAAAAAACACTAAGAGAAACAATGAAATTGCTTCTTAGAGAGCAGTTCAAATTCAACAATCCCGTAACGGACGAGTTCACAAGCGGTGACGGCTATGCTATGTGGTGCGCACAAGTAACAGCGGGAGCTTTGAAAGGCGACAGAAAGTGCCTTGAATATCTGCGTGATATTATCGGGGAGAATCCGTCCACCAAAGTAGTAGGTGCGGAAGAAGAGCCGCTCCGTAAGGTGGAAATAGAGTTTGTAGACAAGAGCAAGCGTTCTAAAACGGAAAGTGACCCGAAAATAGTCGGAGAGCAAAGTCCGACCGTCAGCGATGAAAGTTGAGATTGCGGACGTATATGAACCTGCGTTCGATATGTCCACGCCGAAGTGCTGCAAAAACCTATGGTATGCGCCGAGAGCGTGCGGCAAGTCGTCGGCATTAGGTCGTATATTGTGGCTGTATTACATCAATTTTCCCGATTATGACGTAGCAATAGGTGTAGACAGTCTTACAAACGCGGGTGACGGCGTATTGAGCGAGTTTCAGTCGTTCCTTGAAAGCGAGAACCTTGCGGACGATTGGATATTCAGTGCTAAGTCGTGCTATATGAAAGGTGCGCGTAATCAGATACGCTCGTATGCTGTTCAGACGAATAAGTTAGACAACGTGAACGCAACGAAGTCGAAGAAGCTCATACGTCCGGTATCGTTGTTCGTAATGGACGAAGTGCAGAAGTTGCACAACAAGGGCATTTTGGATAACTGTTTATCCACGTTCTTACGACAGATGAAAGCAGGGCATAGCAAGGTAATACTTGCGGGAAACCCCGACCGTGCGGCAATGTGGTTTGACGACTACTACAAAGTCAAGTCGGAAGATGACGAGTGGACGGTTATAAAGCCGACATATCTCGATATCATAGCGTGGCTTCCCGACGCGCTGATTCACGAAATCGAGATGATGAGAAAAACCGACCCGGTGTCGTACGCTCAAATATACTTAGGCGACCTCGACGTGGCGGGCTGGGAACAAACGTTTCATTCGTTTATCGAAAAGGAGCATTATATTCCGAGAGAAGAGTTGCTTGCCGCTCCGCAAAAGACGGGCGATATGCTTCACTCTATCGTTATCGGCATAGACGACGCGGAAAGCCAAGACGCAATAGCGGGCGAAGCCGTTATGGTGCAGAGAAACGGGAATATAAAAGTCAACGAGGGATTGTATCTCTCTTGCAAGGAATTACCGGTAAAGCCTGCACTTACGGAGCGGTGCGCTATCGTAGCGGAATATCTCGACTATATACAGGCGCATTTCAATCCCGAGCGTGCGATACCGATAATAATGGTGTTCGACTGCGCAAGCGGTATGTATAGACAAATGGCGGTTATGAAACGGACAGACCGCAATTTTATGCGTTGGAGAAACGTTTTATTAAAGCCTTACACAACCAAAGGCGAGAAAGAGGAACAACTGGACGAAGTAAACACGGCGTTTGCGAACGGAATATTGAAAGTCGTAAACGTAGACAGGTATTCACCGAAGTATTCAAACGCTATGCTTGTCAAACAGATAAAAGCGTTGCGGTACTTGGACAACAAGAAGATAGACCCGACCATTCCGAACGACTGCACGGACGCATTGCAGTACGCGGTTATGACCGTGCTTGCGAATCCGTATCGTTTGTCGTTCCCGGAAAGACGCGCTATTTACGACGCGGACAACGGAGCGGAAGCGTTCCTCGAAAAACTGAAATATGGAGAATTGTAATGAGATTAAGAGAGTTTTTGAACGGAGATATAGCATACACGCGTGCGGAGAATGAAATACGCGAATGGGTAGAAAAAGCATACCCGGGAATAAGCATAGAGTTTTACCCGCACTTGGAGCTTGTGCGAACGAATAAGCGTGCTATATCCGAAAGACGTTGCAGAAAGATAACCGAAGTGGTCAATATCAAGATAGGCGAGATATTGGAGAAACACTCGGAAGAAATCTATATCGGGGAGCGGTTAGACCGTATCTGGCAGAAACACCCCGAGTTTGACGCGGAAGTCGAGAGTATAGACGACATAAAGAAAAACCCACTCTTTCTCTCGTACCTGAAAGAGTTGATAATCTGAGGTGCTTATGGAAATTATAGACGATAAAAATTTTATGCCGCTCGGAGTTGGGAGCGAATTATCCGCAGACAGTTTCAAGGTCGTGCAGTATTCAAACACGTACCTGCTTGCCGCTCCGCGTTATTACACATTTTACGCTTCGTATATCAAGCCGCTTGTCGGAATGTATACGGGCTGGATAGAGGGCTTTCACAATCTCGAATACGGCGTTATCCCGACAAAATTCTTGCAGAAGATAGGCAACGGAATAAAGAGCCTTTTGTTTTCAAACCCCGTCGTACTTAACTCGTATAACCCCGACACGAACAACATAATCGATACTAAGTTCAAGAAAAAGAGTAATTTCGACAATGCAAAAGTCGAAGCGTACGATTTCTGCGAGGCAGGCGGTACGGGACTGTTAAAGCTCAATCGCGACGGTAACGGTGATTTGCGATTTGAAGCAATACCAATGGACAAGTTCTTTATCGAAGTTGACGGCTACGGAGATATAGAGCGCGTTAAGTGCTTTATAGCGACTTATCACGACACTATATCGGCGACGACAGAGTATCACTTATGCGAGGAGCGGTTCTTCAAATACACAACTATCGGAAGCGTTAAAAAGCGTTTCCCAATGGTGCATTATACGGTTTATCAGACCACGACGAATATTACATACGACGCTGTACCGACAGACCCCGTGCGTTGGGCAGACGTTCCGCCCGAAGTAAGAAACAGCCTTAAACGCGATTACGGCGAAATCGATATAGACAAAACCGACGCATACACGATGACGAATGATTCGTCAAGACAGTACGCTACAATGTGGCAGAACTGCACGCTGTTGCCGTTCGACGACGATTTAGGCGTAAGGCTGATAAAATTCACTCGTAACATTCCGTCTTTTCCGAAAATGCCGTTTGGTATGCCGCTTGCGGACTTTCTGCAAAACGAACTGTATCAGTATGAGCAGTTAAAATTCTTCGAGCGCGTGGAAGTATATACGGCACGCGCAAGGGTAATGATGGACGACTGCAACAGCAACCCGAACGACCCCGAAGAAAGACGGCGTGCGCTTGACCCGATAATCTTTAATTACTACGAGAATTTACTTAACGGCGAGAAAGACGGCAAGCCGCTCCCGATACAGCCTGAACTACGAGCGGACGAGATAAAAACGCAAAAACAGAATATTTTGAACGACACGGCGGCGGCACTCGGGTTATCGAGTACTACGATAGCAAGTTGGTTATCAGACGGCACTACGCAGAAATCCGCTACGGAAATCAAAGCGGGACGAAGCAACACCGAAACGTTCATCAAAGACAAGATAGGTATCATATCACAGCCATTACAGGACTTGATTGATATCTATTTTCATTATTACGGGGTCGAGGCTCCCGAAATGCGTATTATGCCCGTAAGCCAAGAGATACAGGCGGAAGAGATACAGCAGTACGCAGAACTGTACGACGGCGGAAAGGTTACCGCTCGTATGCTTGCCGAAAAGATACTCGGCACTAACTCGTACAGGGAAACAAAAGACCTCGAAGAATTTATTATTTCTCACAGTAACAAAGCGCAAATGCCAATGGGCGGCGGTTTACCGCAAGAGAGCGGAGCGGCGGAGAACCCAAAACCGACGACCCAAAACACAAATGCGACGTTAAATAAAACAGCACAAGGAGGGCTGGCTAATGGCACTGATAAAATCAATGTTGGATAAATTGATTGCCGAACTGAAAAAAGCACCTCCCGAGGTAAAGAGCGAACTTAAAAGCGCACTCGGCGAGGAAACCGTAACCGTTCCCGAAGTTAAGGAAGAACCCGAAAACAAGGTCGCAGACCCCGTACAGAAAACGGAAGTCAAGGACGAAGTTAAGGAAGAAACCGAAACGGACGGAAACGGCGAAAACAGCGCAAAAAAGGAAGTTGCAACCGACGAAACGCAAGCAACCGAGGAAACGACCGCAGAAGAAGAAACGCCCGAAAATGGCGAAAATACGGAGCCTGAGGAAGAAGCCGAAGAAGTTACCGAAGAAGAGGAAACCGAAGAGGTCGGAACGGAAGCTCCCGAAACGGAAGAAGAACCGGTTATGCAGAAAGGCGTTGAAGCGGACGAGGGCGACGACACGGGCGACGGAGAAACCGAAGCGATATCGGAAACCGCTCCCGAAGAAACCGAAGAGGTTGCTGACGACATTCCCGAAATGCGCAACGAACCTGCCGTAGAAGAATCGGACATGCCTGCCGATTACGAGGCTATTATCGACGGCTTGAACGCGAAAATACTTGCGTTACAGGCTGAAAATCAGAAGTTAAAGGCAAAAACCGAGGGTGCGTTCGGGTATTCGTCCAAAGTCGGCGGAGCGGTTAAACATAACTGCTTGTATGACGATTGCGACGGATTGAAAATGCACAAATAATTTTTTAGGAGAATAAAAAATATGTCACTTTTTAACCTTAACAACCAGCAGGTCGCAAAACTGGTATCTAAAAACGTTTACAAGAATCTGTATCCGGACATCGTTCACAAGGACGGATTCGGTATCACCGACAGATTTATTACCCCCGACCAAACCAAAGCCGCAATGATTGATATTTTCGTCCCGATTCCTATCGGCGGCAGATTCCGCATGCGCGGCGCAAGCTCCAACGGCGAATGGGCTAACACCAACAACGCCCCCAACGCGAACAAACAGCGTAATCACGTTCTGTCAAGACGTTTCACTATCGATATCCTCAAAAGATACGACTTCAACATTGCCGTTTCCGAGGACGAAATCGAAATGACCGGAGCGGCAAGCCTCAACGAATCGTTCGAGCAGATTTGTCGTGAACAGATTGAGCAGGATATTGCTATCAACGTAAACGGTCAATGTATGGCCGCATAACTACATTAACCATTCATCAATGGGCTTTCTTAATCATAACAGCCAAATGGCGTGTTTATAAGTAAAAAATAATTAAGGAGGTATCGGGAGATGGACACAAACCCCGAACTAAAAATCAAATATAGAAAAATTCCGTCACTTAAATTTCTTTATGAAATATCAAAAGACGGTAAAATCCGTAACGTAAAAAGCAAAAAATTTCTGAAACAAAGAGTGAATGCAAAAGGCTATGTCGAAGTAAGCGTAAAGGCGTTCAATGTACGTCCTATACATAGACTTGTCGCAGAAGCGTGGGTAAAAAATACGCGGCATAAAGACATCCCTATTGAAGAACTCGTTGTAAACCACAAGGATTTCAACAAGCAAAACAATAGTGCCGATAATCTCGAATGGGTTACGCAAAAAGAAAACATAGCGTACGATTGGGAGAATGGGAACAGGGAACACTTACGACCTGTTCTTTCGGAAAGAGCAAAAAAAACATTTACCGGGCGAACGGTGTCGCAAAAGCAAGTGGAGCGGTGCCGGGAAATGGGCAAGAGCCGCCAACAGTACCTCAAAGACAACGATATTGTCATAGGCGGCAAGCGTTGTATTGTCATATGCCCGAATGGCGAATCTATTGATTTTCAATCCATAGGGAAAGCAACTGCTTACATCGCCGAAAAAGAAAGCGTGAAAACATCAACCATTTTCAGAAATTTGTACAAAAGACATTACGCACACGGATATAAACTTATATTTGATTAAAAGTCGAACGACTATCCCCAAAAGGGGAGTAGGCTTGCTATTGATACGCAAGTCGAAATTATGTAGACCTGATATTTCAGGTAAGATATAGTCTAAAAAATGTATACATTTGCAGCACAGTTGTTTGCGTTCTTCACCGAATCGTTCGCGGCGGCTTACGCAAAAGGCTCTTCGGCGGCGGCGACGGATATTACCGACGCGGAAGTCAAAGCGGCACTCGAAAAGTACACTTACGATTCGACCAACAGAACGGGCGCAATCCGTGCATTCAAGATTTCCAATGCAAAAGTAAGCAAAGGCGACAGCAAACTGTATGCGGATTACTTCCCGGCAGACGCAAGACAGGCGTTCCTGTTCGACCCGATTTATCTTGTAGACCTTTCCGAAACCGCTTCGATGTCCGCTTCCGACGTTGCAACTCGTATGCTTGCAGGCGGCGGAATGAACGCGTTCACTTCCGAGAAAAAGACCGTTGCGGACTTCCAGAAAGGCTATGTCGGTTGGCTCGACGGTATGCCTTTGTATGAAGTAAGCCAGCAGGTCAAAAATGCCGCTTGGTATTACTTGGGACTTGACGCGACCGATGACGCAACCGTTATAGGATATCTCAACGATATTCAGGCAATGATTGCGCCTGCAAACGCAACCGTTCGCGGACTGCGCCCGACTTCGTTCAAAACCGTAGACGACCCCGATACTCAGGGCGTCATTATTCAGCCTAAGGTCAATATGGGCGTTCGTTGCCTTTCCGGTACCGCTCTTAAATGCGTCGTGTCCGGTACCGAGTGGACGGGTACCACTTCCAACGCGGACAACGCAAAAACCACTATCGTTGCTATTCTCAAAGCAATCAATATGGTTCTGCCCAACCTCTCGTACGACAACGACAACAAGGTCGCACAGGCTTCCACTTTGACCTCTAAGGCAGACGGAACTCAGACCCTTGCGTAAGTTAAACCTTTTCGGAGAAGATACAAGTCGGCTCGTCGGTGTGCTTTACGGGCATAACGGGAGCGGAAAAGTCTATAACTATTTAGGCAAAGAAACACTCAGAACGGGCGACTTGGTTACTCCGGAAGTTACTCACCCGGTATCGGGTAAGACTTACAAAACACTCGGCAGAATAGTGTACACGCGCGACGCAAACGGTGCGCCTGCCGAACAAACACTCGACAAATTATCCGACGAATTTGTTATGCTCAAAACATTAGGTTCGACCGACCAACGGTCACTGCCCGGCTACTACCCCGGGTGGGGAGATGACACAATGCACAAGCTTAACACTTTCGGCGAGTAATTACTCTCCATTTTCCCCTATTAAAGGAGCGGCGGTTTCCCTCAATTCCCGTCGCTCTTATGCCGTTAAGAGTATAGCCGTGCAACTCGGCAAAACGGCAACAACACACGGAGGTTTATTATGTTAGATACCACATATCCGCTCAGCGACGACGCAATGGTGTACGACTACACCAAACACAGATACATACTCACGCCTGAGTACGTGCTTAACAATCTCGGCATAGACTTATACGAGAAAATGGGCGGTAAACGTACGGTCAACACGACTACGGCTATAAACGTGCTTTTGGATAACCGCATTTCATTCAAGATTTATTCGGCGATATACGCTCATCAGGACAAGCAACTTATGGAGTATATCCTTGCGAAAAGTCCGTCTGCGCGTAAAGTCCTGCTCGAAGCAATGAGTAATCAATTGCTCGACCTTGTAACTTACGGCGAAAAAGAGAAAGAGCAGGTTTCTCAAACCACTTATAACGCGCTTTTACAGCCGATAGACGAAACGGGCAAGTCGGTTTTGTATAGGATTTACAGAGGTTTTTTAACCTACATTCCGACTTACGAAGAGGGGCATTACTGATATGGATATAACGGATTTTCTCGCTCACGACCGAAAAAAAGAGTTTTTGGTCGGGTATTACAAAAACAGCGAATCCGCGCCCGAAGCGTATTTCGAGTACGGCATAGAAAGCGACAAAACAACGGCGTACAATATGCTTATCAAAAACGTTATGTCCGCAAGGTCGAATATGATTATTCATACGACGTGGGATATGGGCTGGGACACGCTCGGTTTCGTCGAATTACAGGACGGCACCGATTGGCAGGTCGTAGACTATACCACGAGATTGACAAAGCATAATCCCAACGTTTTACGCATTATAAAGAGCAATCCCGCAACGGAATACGTCTTGTCGCTCGTAGCGGTAGACAATCCGTTGAAAAAGTTCAGAAACGAATATCAACTATACAGGACGGGCGTGACGGTTAAAGTCAACGAATATCACATCCCCGAAAAGTACATTCTACAAAACGGCGACAAGATAGAAGTTTTTGGTTATGTCCAGAAATTCAACGTCAACGACACAGAATACGATAACGGAGCGGACATTATCATTAAAAACCAAAATATCAGCATTTCGGGAACGGGTTCCGCAGTAAACTATATTTCGATGAAAATACTTTTCAGGCAAACCGATTAAGCACCGAAATAACGCCGAAAATCAGCCCGTAACGGGTTTTAAGGAGAAAACGTGACATGACAAGGGAACAATTCCAAAAAAGTTGCAACACGGCATTTTCCGCTTTTAAGGACTATGTGCCGAACCCGAAAACGAGAGGGAGCGGATATTACATAAACAAGTACGGTCACAGGTGTAAATGCTCGACGGGCAATATGGCATTTAATGCGTCGAAGATAGAGTTCACCGACGACAGGACGTGCAACATTTATGTGGACGAGAATATCGCACCGTATGTGCCGTACACTAATGAAAAATGGGTTTCGCCGAAATGGAAAGGAAAAAAGAACCCGAATGAGGGTTGGTTCGGTCGTGCGACTTATGTCGTAGCAAAGAACATCGGCAGACAATTCAGAGTAAGACCGGGGTCAATAAGGAGAATAAGATGATTTCGATACAGACAATAGCGGAGAGATTAACAGATAAATTAAACGCGCTTGCGCCCGAAAATGTAGAGTTTGTGATAATGGGCGACGGCGGCAGCTATGTGCCGTCGATAAGAAAGCCGCGCTCGAATATCGTTATACAGCGTGTAGACGGCGAAGCGGATATTATATCTTCGACAATTACGCCTGTTAATGGCATAATCGTTGCAACGCAGACGGTTGGAGTGTCGGTGTGCGTGCGTATCGATAAAAGCAAAGGCTTCGACGAAAGCGTTAGATATATCCGCGAAGCGATAGCGACGTATATGAGTACGCCCGACGTATTCAGCTATACTGTTTCCGACGGCAAAGGGGCGGAACAGACTTACGCCGTGACTATGTACGGCTCACAGCCCGAAGCGGGTTCGAGAGAAGTACGGCAGAATTACGGCGACAGCATTGACTATAACTGGGTATGCAATTTTTCGATTGTGCAGAACGGTGTAAACAGCCAAAATCAGTCGATAACTTTCGAGGGACAGCCGATACCGTTCACAAGCCTTGTATTGACGAGAGTACCCGTGACCGACGGCGGCGCGTTCAGTAATACGAACGGCGTAGCGAAGTCGTGGCACTCGACTACGGCATTGCAAGTGACCGTTACGGTTCCTGCGCTTACAAACAACAATCTTACCAAAGAACACGCCGACTATGTGATAAACGGCACCGAAAAGGTTTACGACATCGTGATTAAATTCAGCGAACTTACTACGACCGACACATCCGGCAACACCGTCGTAAAAGAGAACAAAAAACGAATGATATTCGACGTGGGAAGCATAACGGCGCAACAGATAAACAACGTCGGTATGGAAATAAACCTGTTGGAATATTTCGAGCCGAATGTTTCGGAGGAGGCGTGATATGGCGGACGGCAGACAATACACTATAACCATATACGACAAAACGACGGGGCAAGGCTCTCCGATAGCGGGCGAGCAAAACAACGGCAAGGATACGAAGAACGACGATTCCGCGCCCGATAAAGGCGAAGTTGCTTTCAATTGGATGTCGCTTAAACGCGTAGCGAACTACGCTAAACGCGCTATATCTTACGAAATATCTACCGTTAGTTTAAGAACGGGCGAGAACGAACGCCAACAGCGCATGCAGTTCGCCTATGATATTTTAGGACAAACGAGCAGTGCTATTACGAATATAGTCATCGGGGCAAAGGTCGGCGGAGCGTACGGAGCGATTGCCGCGGCGGCTTATACCGTTGTTGAAACGAGCATAAGCATAGGGCAGAAAATAGACAGATTCAATCTTCAAAAGAATTTGGAAAACGTTTCGCTCGGCTTTGCGAGAACGCGGAGCGGCGATTCGCTTGCTTACATAAACGGTGGAAGATAAAAGGAGAAAAGGGCAATGAAGAAAAAATCTTTGATAATCCTGTTTGCCGTCATTATCGGGCTGATGATATTCCCGATACTATGGCAAATACAAATAGTTAAGGACTACAAGTACGAGTACGAATGGCGAAATGAGGCATATGAGCAGGACGTTGCAAACGGCGTTGTTCAGGACGAAGAAAAGATGAACGCTTGGCTTGGCAAATATAAAACTAAATGGGTAATGCAAAGCGTAGTGCTTGCATTGCTCGTTGTAGGTGAATTTGCTTTAATATGTGTCGAAATAATAACCATATTCCCGAAAATACTTTTTCCGAAAACTACCGCTATAATACTACTATGCATAGGTGCTATGTGCGCTATATGTTTATTCCCGCAAGGCGGAAGAGCGAAACAAACAAAGCAAGAGTATAACTCGTGGGCTAAACTCAACACCTGCGGACTTGCCAACGTCGAAAGAGATAAACAAACGATGATGAATATTTGGGGCAACACGCTCACGGGCGACATTATCGCCGAAATATCCTACGGTGTTCTATGTCTTGGAACACTTGCAGGCGTGTGTATCGTGTACTCCGAACGGCTTCTTTTCTACAAAAACGCAATCACGCACAAAGACTTCGTAAAAACGGAAGAAAAGCCGACATTTTACGAAGAATTACCCGATTTTGACGACGCATACAACGAAATTTTAAGAAAAAACGAAAAACAGGGCTAAAACGCTTGACTGATAGCAAAATATATTGTATTATATATGCTATAATTCATTTTATAAAAGGAGAAAAGTAAGTATGAAAAAGAGGGTAATTTTAGGCATTATTTTAATAATAATAGCGATAGGCGGGACTGCAACTATAAATATTATAGGAAGAACATACTTCTGTGATTATACAAATAACAACCGTTGTTTTAGGTTTCTTTCAGACGGGACTTGCGAAGAAAAAAGACAAGGCGAAGCCGAGTATTCCAATCGAGGATATTATTATCACGTTGTTGATAACGGTGGCAGAGATATAAATCCATATTGTGTCACCATTAACGGCACAAAATATTGGAACGGAATGACAATTTTTATTCAAATTGTACTTGGGACAATGTTTATTGTAGGTATTTGCAAATTAACAATAGCCGCTTCATTAAGAGCGAAAAACGAAGAAAAGAAAGAGTAAAATACAGCAAGCCGAAAGGCTTGCTTTTTTAATAGGAGAATGTAATGGAACTACTAAAATTTAACAGATTGAAAGTCTTGATAGGCGGCACGGATTACACAAATCACGTGCCGTTTCCTTTTAAGTGGAGCGCGCTTTTAGATGAACAACTTGACGAGGCAACGCTCGAACTTGTGCGTGTGCCGACGGAAAACTTCGAGCCACTTCTCGATGTCGTTGTAAAAGTATGGAACGATAGCGACGAAACAAGAGTTATAACTCATAATATGTTAGTCGCAAATGACGACGCGCACGAAATTCCCGTAGGAAGCGGCAAGTACAATCATACGTTGTATCTGATAGAAGAAACAAAATATTTAGAGGGCTTTTATGTCAGGTCGCACGGGTATGTAAACTCGTTAAATAAAAAATTCCAACCGGTAGAAGTGTCCCCGAATAAAACACAGTGGGAAAATAGCAGTTTTCAACAAAAAGACTTAAATGCTTATCCAATAAGTTCTCCAAAAACAGCAAATAGCGTTTTGTTTCCCTCGATGAGAAGCGTTTGGTACAATATGCACATCATACAGCCCCCAACAGGCAGTACAACGTATGGCGGCTTAGATGACGGGTCAAAGATTGAGATTGTACAATCTAACGGGATTGTTTTTTCGACAAACACCGACAGAACGACAATGGGGGATGTTACACTTAATGTCCCCAATGGCAGTTTTACGGCGCGCTATACTTTAAGATTTATTCTTGTCAATACTGTCGGTAGTACCACAACTACAAGCGTTGAACCTGTAATATTTACTTATTCTTTGCTTTGTGCGCCTAACGGGATATCCGACCCCACAACTTGGACAGCTCGTTCGGTAATCGAACGAGCTTTAATTTTAGCCGAACCGCTCCGTGAGGGAGATTGTCCTCGTTTTTGGTTTAATCCGACACAAGCCGCAGAGTTTGAAAAAATTACAGTTCCCGAATTTCAGTTCACTCAATCCAACCTACGCGAGATATTGCAAGGCATAGGACAATATGTACACGGTGAGCCGAGATTAAAAGGACACGAAATTTACTACGATATGTACGGCAGTTCAGAACAAACCGAACCATACAGCGTATACGCGGCAAAGGAAGTATCACGCACTCTCGACAGATACACTACAAATATCGACAGTAGCGTAGGCAATCTTGTCAATTCGCTCGGATATGCAAAGGGCGTGTTTATAGAGCCTTTTGCGGGTGCGGCACTGTCTATGCGTTGCGAAACGATGTATGCAAGAATAGATGAAAGCAATATGCTTTTCGCTACGAGATTCGGCATAAACAGCGTAGAAAAGTTCGAGTATTTCAATGACGATACCAACGAATTTTTAGACATAACGCCTTATGTTTTTGAGTCTGCTGATTATAATCAGATGTCGTCATATGAGGGCGATTATCCGTACTCAAAGGCATACGCACTGTATTATACGCAAGGCGAAAGAAACATACGTGGTTTTTTGTTCAAAGAAGAAAATGCAATCAATAAAGTGTATGAAAAAGCGGCTATTAAAAACATATTGGGAAAGGTAATGGGAGCAATACCTAAAATCGGCAATTATGCAAAAATGCAATTCCGCATAACCTATCAGGCATTTATGCCGGCGAGAGTTCAACAAAACAAGTCGCTTATTGTGGCAAAAAAGCATTTCACTACGGCGTATAATCAAGGGCAAAACGTCGTTGAAAGCAGATACTACGGAGAAAATCTCAAAGGCGTTGTCGCTCGTTTGGGTAACGTAGATAAGGTTGTAACGGTGGTAAAACAAGGGCTTCCTATTATTCCGAAAGTCGGCACTCTTTACGATGCCGATTATTATATATCTACCGTCGCCGTTGAGATACAGCCGCAAACTACAAAGATAACGCTTGCGCTTTCGCAGGATTTCAACAGATATTCGGCTTACGTTTCGCTCGACAGGCAGAAGCGACAGTACGAAATAAGCGAAAAGGCGGCATATGAAAGTATGCTTTCGTATCGCGATTATGCAATAATCGGGGATAACGCTACAACATACGGCGACGCTATAACTAAAATCAATAAAGTCGTGGAGTTTATCCAATACCCGCAGGACACGAACAAACCAGTAACATTGCTTAAAGCGAAAGGTGAAGATTCAAAAGCAAACATGTGGCAAGAAGTTGTGCTTCCTTGTCAGCCTGCGGCAATGGGCAATACAATAGTGTTTATATCCGGGTATAAGGATAACTATTCGGCTGGTGAAAGCGCAGTTGAATGGATAGCAAAAACAGATACCAGCGGGACGACATACAACTATTATCAGCAAGGCGTGCCGTATTCTGATGTTTACGGCAATATAGAAAAACTTTACCTTGAATACTACACGGGCGGAAAGGCTATCGGGGAAGATAACGAGTTCAACCTCGCAAGCACGCTTCCTGCCGCAAATTACTTATTACCCGATGATTCGCCGCTCATAACTACGGGAGATAATCCGTTGTGGGTAAAGAAAGGCTCGACGGAGATTTTGGGCATTAACTACCAAATAGATTTCGTAAGCAATCGCCGAAGCATTGTCATCGGCAGTGGATTCGCAAAGTACTGCTCGCTCGTAAACGGTTACGACGATTCGGCAATATCGTTGGTATTGCTTAAAAACCGTCTGAATAAATTTGAACGCACGGTTAAGTTCACGGAAGCGGACAAACGCACGTTCCCGAAGTTTACAATTCTCGACGAGCCGAGAGCGTCGTTCAACGCTTACACCCTGACACAATCGGACGGAAATATAAAGGCGTGGGCGGTCGTTAAAGGCGACGAACTGTTATTCGGCGAAAACAAGGCGTATTCGGTGGGAGATAACATATTCGCGAATTTGTATATCACAATGGCGCACGACTATCTGCCGCCTGCATACACGGACAAGTTAGACGGCGGAATAACGCTATACCCGAACGATACGTCTGCGGACAATCCCGTGAAGAAAGTCGGCGACGAATATGTGGTCGATTGGCAAACGACGTACGATAATGCGTATTGGGTGAATATTCGAGGCGTGAATAAGCCGAACGACACGGCGACCGTTCCGAACGGATTAAAGCCTTATCAGGACGCAAACGGAATATGGCACATAGTCGGCAAGTTATACACCGACGATAACGTTGTATTAAAAATCACTGCTTTTAAGTGGAGGTAAAAATATGGACAAAGAGAAGATAGCACAGGCAATACTGGCGATTCGCGGAGCGCGTGACGAAGCGGACACGATAGCGGAATACCTTGCGCGATTAGCCGAGCAACCCGATACAAGCGAAATCGAGGACGAGTATACGGAGATTATCGGCGACGAGTTTAACCACATTATCAAATTCACGGAGTTAGCCTCGGAACTCTGCGGAATAGAAATACCGGAGGACTGATATGCTTATAGTACTTGACCAAAATTACCGTCCGATAGCGACGAGCGATATGACCATAACGCAGGGCGACGCGGCACTCGGCAGACTGCTTGTCGTCGCTCCGCCTGCGGTCGGAATTGCGGCTTCGTTTCAATTGCCCGATGAAACGATAACGCAAAAATATCCGTTGTTTATGAACCCGGCAAAAGTTCCCGACGAAGTGGATTACTATGTGTATTCACTGAACGTAAAGAGCAATATTTTTTCGGGCGTTTCGGGTAAACTGCTGATACAACTCACCGCTTCTATAACAGGTTCGGACGGAACGAATCAGGAGTTTGCCGTTGACCCGATAGAAATGAACGTGCTTCGAGGTGCGGTAACTATCCCGCAGGTCGGCAAAGACATACCCTCGGACGAAACGTGGACGGCTCTTTTGAACGGCATTGCTACTCTCAATTCGGTAGTGTCGGATATGTCAAAACATTCCGTCAAAGCAATTTCAGGCGTTGAGAACATGTGGACGCTTGGCACGGGTTATTACAAACTGATTGTCGGAGGGCTGATAAGACTTAAAAATTTAAGTACCACAGACGCGTTGTGGGACAACAACGAAGATATGCTCGTGTGGGTAGACAACAAAACGGGCAAGAACGCAACGTTTATCGCAATGAACGCTCCAAGCAGGGACAGCACGGGGGCAATGCCGAGTAATCCGACGTTTATCTACGGTTATTCGTACAACAACGGTTCGGCTTATTCTCGTAAAACTTTTGAGCTTAAAACCTATGCGGAGCCGTACAAGGCAGGCTACGGAATAGAGATAGCTAACCAAACCATAAGCGTAAATTTGCCCGTAGCGGAAACACAGAGTGTATGAGGAGGAATGTATGGCAGATTGGATAATCAAAGATACAACGCTCCGAAGAATAGCGGATAAGGTTAGAGGTCTTAACGATTCGGGCGCAAAAATGCTTGTTAAAAACATAGCAGATAATATACCCGAAAAGCAGGATAAGAGCGTTGCTATTACAGAGAACGGCACGCAAACCATAAGACCTGATAACGGCAAGATTTTAGGCGACGTTATTATAGAAACCAATGTCGAGGGCGGGAATAAACCCGAACAGGCAAAGACGATAAACGTCACGGCAAACGGCACGCAAACTGTCAAGCCTGATACGGGGAAAACATTATCGCAAGTAACTGTAATAACCAATGTTGAGGGGAGCGAAGTTGTTTTGCAAGAAAAAACTGTTGCGCCTACGCAGGAGCAACAGCAAGTCCGCCCCGATATAGGATATAATGGGTTAAGCCAAGTAACGGTTGAAGCAATTCTTACAGAAGAAAAAACCGTTACGCCTGCCGCAACGGAATTTTATGTTTTGCCGACTACGGGTAAATACCTTACTCGTGTAAAGGTAAATGCCGTACCGGCAGAAGAGAAAACGATTACCTCGAACGGCACGTATGAGCCGAGCGACGGTAAATTTCTTTCCAAAGTGGTTGTAAACGTTCCAAGAGCAGAAGCACAAGTAAAAACCGTAACAGTTACCGAGAACAATAAAACGACTTACGTATTCCCGGACGAGGGAAAAACTCTGTCGCATGTGGTTATCAACACAAACGTACCCGGTACGGATTTTACGAAAGTAACGGCAGTGCCTGCGGATGTTGTTTCGGGTAAAGCTTTTTACGATAAAAACGGCTCGTTAGCATATGGCACAATGCCACAGTACAACGGCGAATATTTCGCAGGTCTTTATCCGCCGACCATAAGCATTGCAGATAACACTCTTATGTGGGAAGCGGTTTTAGGTGCCGACGGATATAAAATATATAAACAGACAAGCTCATCTTCACATGAACTTATCGCAGAAATAACCGCTACTGAATACGATTTGTTGAACTTGGCTGTTGGAAATTATACATTGTGTGTTACCGCGTTTACAAGCGATTTGGAAACGCCAAACAGCAACGCCGTCAATTGGATAAAGGCAAAAATACAATACACGCTTACGAATACGTCGCTTTTGAGCGCACCTGAATATTTTACAACAAATACACCTGCGACAATAACGTTTAATAAGGCGTTTGGGTATACATATCCGTCAACGCCCGTTGTGGTTTCGGCACAGCTCGATTCGTACAGCAACGGCGTTTTGGTTTTATCGTCGCCTAACAATATGAGCGTTAGCGTTACGGCGAACGGTGTAAAAGATACGAGCGCAACCATTACAGCTGGGTCTTACAAATTTAAAGTTGACCCAACCGCAATACAGTCAAATCTTACCGAAGATATTAACTTCACGGCGAATGGGGCAAGCTATACTGCTTTGAGTGCATATTCAAGCGGCAATATAGATTACCGAAACGGAGATACTGTTGTACAAGCGTATAACGGGACTACTTGGAGCGATTCTCGCACTATAACAGTAACAAGCACTGCGCACGTGAGTGCTGATTTCCTCTTGTGGTTCAATAACGCAATGGAGCAAAAGCTCGGCGCACCTTTTATCAAAATTACGGGTGCTGTCGTTTCGTGGACAGCGGTTGCAAATGCGACTTCTTACGAAATACGCTTTGGTGTCACAACTCTTGCAACTACGAGCGGCACTTCGTTCAATATTTCTACTTATGGTAAGAAAATGGGCGCAGGCTCGCACAACATTACCGTTATAGCGAAAGCAAACGGTTTTGCAGATAGCTCCGCGAGCAATGCTGTTACCTATACCGTGTACAGGCTGACAGCGGCGGCGGATTTTCGCTGTCACGCTATCAGCGGATATTCTGAATTGTTCTCGTGGGACTATATGGACTCTCACGCAACAGGCGGCATAGTTTACGAGGAAACGTCGCAAGGTTATACGCAGATAGCAGAGCATACGCGTGACGGCGGTTCCGTGCAGTTGCCGTATTCAGGACCGTTCACTATCGGCGCGCATACCTATGTATGCAAGCTTGTAGATTCTACGGGAGTGTATGACGATAGCAATTACAGCGACGCTATTACGGTTTCTGTGTATGCTTTGACATGGAACGTAGCGGGCGCAAGCAAGCCTACACAGACATATGCGCTCGGCAATGCTTCGTCCAATTTTTACACGATAACGCCCGATTCGGGTAATGAATTGCCCGAAGCAATCGAGGTGCAAGGTTTATCAACCTATACTTGGAGTGTTGGAAGCAGTGGCAACGGCACGTTCTCGTTTGATTCTGCGAATATAAATGCGGCGACTTATGCGAGCGGGATTGTGGTAACTATCAACGCGGCAAAACAAGCGACCATTGCCGCAGGCACTTATGTTTGGACGACAGACCCCACGCTTTCTTCAACTTTGGTAGAAGCGAATTTCAATTTCACAAGTGGCGGCACGAGCTATACGAAGCTATCTTCGGGCAACAACGATTTTATCAAGTATAACGATACTACCGTATATTCGATGTCGGGCGGCGCAACATGGACACCTGCTACGGCGCAAACTATCACCGTAACGACCGAACAAAACGTTCCGCAAGACGTGTACAACTTTTTCTTCGGCGGTAGTTTATTGAAACAATTAGCTCAACCGAGTATTGTAGCGTTGGGACAATATATGTGTTGGAATAAAGTTGAAAATGCAACTCAATATTCGTTTAGCGTAACACAAGGTTCTAACACATATGATTTCGGAACAATATACGACATACACAACTTCGTAGAAGCAAAAGCGGCAAACTACAATTTCAATAACAAAACAATTTCGCTGACGGAGGGTACTTACAATTTCAAAGCACCTTTTTCGGGTAATACCGTCAGAATTATGTTTACCAACGGTTGTTACTTTGAAATTTTCTGCGGAGCAGGCATAACACTGTCGTATTATGAAGCGTATGCAGGTTATGCAAGTACGATTGCAAATGGTTCGTTCGATACGCCTATAAGCTTTACGTTCAGGGATGGTTCAAGCGATACGGGTGAGCCGTATGTAGAAAAGTTCTTGCTCGGACAAGGCACATCACCGTCGTCATTTGCGGAAATAACACCCGAAGAGTTCAAAGCAGGCATAACACTCAACTTTGATTTATAAGGAGGCAATATGGCGAAAAAATATGAAGTCCCGTTGGAGAATCCAACGGGTGTAATTTTGCAAACTGCAAATAAGTTTGTAGACAGAGTTATTCTCGTTAAACCGAAATTACAATCTAAAACCGTAACCGCGTCGGCAGGCACAGTCCGAGCCGACGACGGCTATTGCGGGCTATTGGAAGTCACTATAAACGGCGTTTCTGCGCAAGCCGCTGTTGTGAGCGATACAGTGGAAATTTCGGGCGACAGCGGAGAATTTACGACAGCGGAATACGAAAAGATAACATCGGGCGCGGACATAATCAGGAACGGAGTAGGATTCGTTATGCTTAACGAATTAAACGACGTTAAATGCTATGCCGCAAGTGAGATAACGGGCGAAACGATAACGCTTACTGCGATAAAGGTCAAAGGTAAGTCATGGATTGTTTCGGCGTTCGAGATATAAGGAGGTAAGTATGGCGGACGAATATTGGGTATTAGGTGTGAAGGAGGGATTGGGGGAAGTTTATCCGTGGAGTACTACGTCACTTGGCACGATAATAAGCGGCATAACATTTACAATTCCCGGAGATACTACTATTTATACCGGTTTTCAGCAGAAAGCAACAAGTTCAACGGTAGACATTCAAGCTTATAGCTCAAACAAGGTCGTAACGTTGGCATCAGGCTTTCGGAATGCTTCCAACGGCATTTCTTTTATAAAGCAAAAGTACCGCTTGATTACAATAAAAAGCATAGATACAAGCGTAATAAACGGTGCATATGCGTGGATAAAAAGCTCTTATGGACAAGGGGTAAAGTATGATTTTGCGCAATCGTTAGAAACCCTCAACCCGAGCAGATATTCACAAGTGCTTAACAACACGAACAGCACTACCACAATAACGGCGAAAGCAATAGGGTACGCCTCAAATAGCACAACGTCGAATGAGTGGAAGAAAGAATGAGTGGAAGAAAACGGCTAAGGAGTTTTTATGAAAATTAAAGTTGAAGAGAAAAGAGCGGTCATTATAGATAATGCACCGCTCATTATCGATGTAAGAGAAAAGAACTACATAGATGTCGAAATCCCCGATGATAAAACTTACTTCGTCGGGTTTATCGGCACTACAACCGAAAAGAGAGAGGTTTTAGGCGGTAAAGTCGAGTTGCCGAAAACCTTTTTCACGGAGCAGACACTCCAACTTGTTGTTTATCGGGCGGACGGTGAGAGCATAACGGCAATACCGTGTGAGCCGATAAAGCTGTTTCGCGTAAACAACAAGGCGTTGTTTTTGATGTATATCGAAAACGCGCTCGGCAAGGAAGATGTAAGGGACAAAGCGGAATCGGCAATGGCGCAGTGCTATGCTATGGCGGAAATGCTCCAAAAAGCATTGGCAAGAGTAGCCACTCTCGAAACGGAACTTACTGCGGCTAAAAACGACCTTGCAGACTTCCACAAACTCTATGACGAGAATGTCGCAAAGATAAACGACGTCATTCAGCGTGTAGAGAACATGGAAGCCGACTACGACATTTTAACCAAATAACGGAGGTATAAAACAATGAAAAAATTAACCATTATATTCGCTATCCTTGTGTGCTTGTGTTTTACTGCGGGTATTTCCGTCGTATATGCGGAAAATACGCCGAATTTGCAAGTTGCAACCGAAGAAACGGGACAAGCCGAGGAAACGGACGGAAAGACCGAAAACGGCTCTACGGGCGAAATTTCGGGCGAAAACGAAGATATAAACAAGGGCGAAGAAACACCCGGCGACGGTTCGGGCGAAACTCCCGGGGATAAACCGAAAGAGGACAAGCCCGTCGATAAAGACGCACTGCTCGAAGAACTCATTAAAAAAGTTGACGAGTTGATAGCGGAGAAGAACGACGAGGGGCTTGATAAACTATGGGAAGTAATCCGACCTTTTGTTATTTATGTTTTGTCGGCATTACTCAGCGGCACTATAATTGCAGGGTTTATAAGCAGAGCGATTGCGAAAAAATACGATACGAAAGCGATTGCGAAATCTGTTGTCGAAGATATAGCGAATAAGGATATTTCCGTTGACCTCGAAACTATGACGAGAAAGGAAATAATGGCTATCGGCACGGCACTTAAAGCGAATTTACAGGACGGGCTTGCAGGCGTTGAAAATATGCGCCGTTCGCTTGCGCTTGTGTGCGGTGCTTTGGCAAAATCTAAAACTTTGACGCAGGAAGAGCGGGAAGAACTTGCCGCAGAAGCGAAGAAACTCGATGAAACCGTGCAGGCGGAAGCAAAAGAGAAAGTCGTCGTGCGGCTTGAAAAGTCCGAGCCTGACAAAGAAACGACCGGGGAAACGGGCGGATTGTTCGACAACCTCGGCAAGTGAGGTGAACTATGAAAGGCGCAAAATTGATATTTACGCTTTTTGAAGTGCTGTTCGTGGCGGTTGTGCCTGTCGCATTGGTTATTTATCAATACGGCTACGTGCAACCGACTTCGGCGGCGTTCAAAATATCGCTTACGGGAATAATCTTAATCGCGCTCGTGTTCTACGGCGTAAAAAAGGTTATTCTCGACCGAAAACTTCGCAATTGGGAAGCGCAATATAACAACTATGTTTCGGCTTATAAAATCGAAACGGACTTAGAGAAAAAAGAGAGGGCAAAGCAGGAAATGCAGAAATATCAGACTTGCATAGTGCTGATTCGGGCGTTTATTCCGATGTTGATATTCTGCATGATTCAAATTTTGGCAAAAGCGTTAGAAGCGGAAATGATAACTTTGTCCAGCCTTGCGGGGCTGATAACGGCAAGTTTCGCCGTCGGTATCGTATTTGCGGTGCTTGCGGCAAGAGAGGTATAAATGACTTATGAGCAAATAGACAAAAAACGCAAGAATATCGGAAGCGTGGTTTTGTTCGACATAATAATGGGCATAATCACGCTTGCGTCGTTCTCGGTGAGTATCATATCCGACTATGTAAAAGTCGGGTTTGATTTTTCGTTCCTGATGTCTTTCTCGTATTGGGCGGGGCTTATCGCGAACAACATTATCAACATAGCAATGTGCGTGGCGTTCCGTTCGGTAATGAGGGACAGAGAATCAAGGCTTAACGGCGAACTCGTAAAGATGAAATGCGATATAGAATCGGCGAAAAGATACATATATCAAAACAACCACAACAAAGAGTTAAAACAATTCGTCGATGAAAGAAACGCCGAGCGAAAATTCAAAATGTACGTCGAGCAGATAAAGCGTAAAGCGGATAAATCGAAAGCACGAAAGAACGTAGATAAATACGCTACGAAATTGCAGTACGAAAAAGAAAGCGCGAATCCACGTCCGTGGGTTATAGCGAAGTACGAGAAGATTATCCTTAAAAACAAGTCGGAATACAACGGTATGCTTGCTAAATTGCAGACGGCGAAAGAGGACAGCGTTTGGAAGCGCGTTAAAGGTTATCGCCCGATAAGAACAGCAATATTGTTTTCAACAGCGGAAAAGATAGCCGACAATACTGCCGACAATTACGAAGTGAACAACGCGAAAGAGTTCGCTTACTTTTTTGTCAAAAAAATCGTATTTATGCTGTTGTTTACGACGTTCCTCGGAACGCTCGTGCCGCAAGGCTTTGTTTTTGACTATACGCTTTTGTGGTCAACTGCCGTAAAAGTCTTTTGGGGTTCGATGTCGTTGTACGCAGGCGGCTCTTCGGGCATAGAATATATTCGTCAGGTGCTTGTCCCGGCGGTAAACGGACGTGTAGATTTCGTTCAGCAATTCCTTGAAACACTCCCGAAAAAATCGAGCGAACAGATGTAAAAAAAGTTTGGGTACTGAAATGTTATTATCGGAAAAATCAGGAGTTTTTAGTAGATTTTAAGCGTTTTTCAGTACTTTTTGTTCACTCTTAATCAGGGTGTCCAGGGTTCGAGCCCCTGATCGTCCACCAAAATAAGTGGTTATGTAAACGACTACTTATTTTTTTTAGCCTGTTTTCTTATGGAAACGGGCTATTTTTTATTTTAAAGGGAAAACTTTGGGTACTACTTTGGGTACTACTTTGGGTACTAATTTAGAAAATTCAGCCCTCAAAGCGTTTAAGTTTTACAAAATAATCAGTAAAAGGCGATTTTTCGCGTTTCATAAAATGCGTATAAACGTCTTTTGTCATTGATAAAGTAGCGTGACCGAGCCATTTTTTGGTTAAAAGGTCGTCAATTTGCGTTAAATGGCACATTGTGGCGAAAGTATAAAGCCTAATTTTACAAAAGTTCTGCCGAAAGCGAGTTTAACGGCGTTGTAGGTATAATTCTCCGAAACGCAGTAGTCGAGTTTTTCTCGTAAACTCTCGTCATAATTGATAAAACGTTGTGACGTGCGGTTTTTCGTGTCGTGTTCGATGATACCGTCGCGGTTCATCATCTTATTAACGCGTATTTCGTCGTCGCCTATGTCGTCGGGCGTTAAAGCCAAAAATTCGCTTATGCGCATACCCGTACAGCAAAGGACGGTAAAGAGCCGACTATACTTTTCGGGTAAAGCCGTAAGAATAGCCGTTTGTTCTTCCGCAGTAAAAGCGCGTTTATGCTCTGACTTAACTTTTGGGCGTTTCAAGAGTTCGCAAGGGTTTTTACGTATTTTCTCCGAAATGACCGCTTGGCGAAGAGCGGAATTAACGACATCGAATACTTTACGCCGTGAGTTTTCGCCGTTTATAGATATAAAGAATTGTTGCAGAATATCGGGCGTAAGTTGTTCCATAGGCGTTGCGATTGTCTTTATCTTATTAAACGCGTCCATATAACCTCTTTTCGAGTTCGAGCGTAAGTACGGTTCTTTATATGTTTCGTACCAATAATTAACCCATTCGATAAAAGACGAGCCTTTCTTTGTGACGCGTTCCGTTTTTTCCTTTTCTTTTAAAGGTATATTCTTTAATTTTTCAATAACCTCCTTTTGAGTTTTAGCCGTTACCGTGTGGCGTTGGAATCTACCCTCCCACCACGTGTAGCGGCTATTTTTGTTTTTCCGGGAACGTTTCCGAATAGACCCCGCCCCGAAAGGCAGATAAACAGACATTTTTTCCTCCGCCTGAATATCCGATAACAACCTGAAAGTAACATCAGGATAAGGGGACGGCTTTCCGCCCTCACTTACAATATGAAAAGGCGATTTGCGCGTAATCGGTTCATTTGCGAAATCGTCGTTTCCTATTATTTTGCCGCACAATAACGAGGCTTTTTGTAAAGCCTCCGCTAAAAGGTCGAGCAATCTCCTTGTATCATCTTCCACTCCATATACTCCTCCAAAAAATATTTAACCTACATCACTTTGGGAATTTTTGAGAAACGCTTCGGCATAGCCGAGAACTTTTCCTTGCTGTACTGCTGTCAGTTGTCTGAACAGAGCGAGCATTTCTATCTCTTGCGATGTTAAGTTACTTGATTGTGTACGAGCCGCTTTCGGAGCAGGCTCCGTATAAAAATAATTCTCGGGCAAATCAAACGCTTCGGAAATTCTTGCAAGCGTGCGCCGAGAGGGGGCGGCTTTCCCTGTTTTCCAACTTTGTATAGACCCGTTGGAAATTCCCACTTTAATTTCAAAGTTTCGAGCATTAAGCCCTTTTTTCTCCATTAACTCATAAATTTTATTCAAAATAATGTCCATAATTTTTCTCCATAGAAAAAATTCTTAAAAAAGTTCGGAAAATTTCCGAAAATCGCTTGACATTTAGGAAAATTTCCTATATAATATAAGTGTAAACAAGGTAAAGCAAATGCAGTTGATTTCAATTATAGCAAAGTTTATAAAAAATGTCAACAAGATTTACAGAAAGGAGGTGTTCTAAATGGACGCAAAGAGATTGGAAAAGTTAAGAGTCATGCGTTCCATATCTTCGCGTGTTAAATTTGTTGCCATAATTTTTTTCTCCTTAAAAGTTTTTCCCAAATAAAAAA